GGAGAAGCACATGCCACAGACACATCTCAATCAGGCCGATCTGGCAGCACGGCTGAACATCAGCCCGCGCACGCTTGAGCGCTGGCGCTGGACCAAAAAGGGACCGGCCTTTCTCAAGATCGGCGGGCGGGTCGTGTACCGGCTCGAAGATGTTGAGGCCTTTGAGGCCGATCAGCGCGGCGAGAGCACAGCGCAGGGCATGCCGCTGCGGGTGGTGCGATGATCATGGCGCGTTTGACCCCAGCCACCACCATCAACAGTGGACATAGTGCCCCTGCCGTTGGCCCCCTCACCGACATCGACTTTCTCGCCTGGATTGCCACAGCCGAGCCGGGTGCTGCGCTGGAATATCACCGCGGCTTTCTCTGCGTGGATTGCGCGGAGCTGGTCTCGAAACTGGGACCGTCCGATCGCAAGCGGCTGCTCACCTTGTCAGACGTAGCGGTGCGAGCCGAGCGTGCAGAGCTTGTGCACCTCGTCCAGCGCCGGGTAACCACAGACGTCTTTGCCTATCTCGCCATCGCGCGGCCTAGGCCACGGCACAAGGCGCGGGCGGTGAGCGCGCTGATTGAAGCAGGGGAGGGCGCGCGATGACTGCCATTCCACTGTCCAGGCTCGACGCCGCGGCAATCGCCGCGCTGCCGACCGCGGCTGTTGAACCGACCGCCATCGCAATCGCCACAGAGATTGACCGCCTCGAGGCGCTGCTGGCCGCGCTGGAGCGCCGCCTCGCTGAAACCCCCACCAATTTCCAAACCGACAAGGAGACCCTCAATGCCCTATCCTGAGAACATTCCCAGCATCACAGAGATGCTGAACCTGCCCACGGGCGAGTTGGCACAGCTGCCTGTGGACCTGCTGGCAGCACTGCAAGGCGAGCTGGATCATGCTGCCAAACAGCTGAAATCCGCCAGCGTCAAATTCAGCACCGCGCTTGAGGTGCGCTACGCCACCCGCGCCACTGAGGCCCGCCGCGCCTGCGGCAAGGACACCGGCACTGTGCGTCTGGTTGACGGCGATTACACTGTGGTGGCCGACCTGCCCAAGCGTGTCGATTGGGACCAAGAAAAGCTCGCGCAGATCGCCGCCAATATCGCCGACAGTGGCGAGGACCCGACCGAGTTCATCGACACCAAGCTGTCGGTCTCCGAGCGCAAGTATGGTGCGCTGCCCGAGGCCTGGCGCAAGGGGTTTGAGCCCGCACGCACGGTCAAGACCTGCACGCTGAAGGTCACACTCGAGCCGAATGAGGCCGTGTGATGACAGAGCTTGTTCCCATCCCAACCGCCGCCTCCGATTTGCCAAGCCTGATCGACCGCGCGGCCAGCATGTTGGCGGGCGCCAAGACGGCGGCCGAGGTGCTCGAGGCCCGCGAATTCGCAGGGCTGGCATATGATGCGTCCAAACGTGCCTCGCGACTGCACCGGGCCAAATCTGCCCATGACGAGCTGATTGCGGCCGCGCATCGCGCGCAGGCTGATGCGCTTGAAATCGAGGCAGCCGCAAAGCGCCGAATGGCTGATGAATATGACACGGCTCAGGCACACGGTGATGTGGGGCGACAGGGCGCAAGGACTGACCTCGTTCGCAAAGCGAACGATGTTGTTGCAACCGCCGCCGGTCTCGGACTGAACCGCCGCGAGATCCACGAAGCACGTCTGCTCCGCGATGCAGAAGTTGCGGAACCAGGCTTGATCCGCCGCACGCTCGATGAACGGCTTGAGCGTGGCGAAGAACCGACGCGCTCCGCGGTCCACCGCGCGGCAGAAGATCGCCTGCAACGTTCTCTCGATCGTCTGCAGCGCATTCAGGAAAGCGTCAAGCGCCTCGAGGAAAACCGCCCGCCGCCGCTGACGCCGGAGATGCGGGCCCGCCATATCGCGGTGTTCGGAACGCAGGAAGACCGCGCCATTCACGAGCGCCTCGTGGAAATCGTCGAACGCATCGATGAACAGCCAAGCCCGGCAGAAGCGGTCCGCCGCATTCCGCCAGCCTCGCGCCACGCTGTGGAAATCGCGCCCATGCGGCGTGCAGCGGCCTGGCTCACCGACTTCACCACCCTTTACGAACAGGAGGTCCAAAATGGGACATATGCGACTGAATGATGTTGTGGCCGAGATCGTCGGCACGGTGATCGCGGGTCGCGCGATCAACAAGCGGCAGGCCGCGGTCAACCGCTGGGATGATATCGATGCGGACGGCCAATACCTGGCTGGCATTGATGGCGTTGTTGCGCGCATCGACATCCGAGCCCGACGTCTGAAGCTCAAAGCGGAGCAGCCTTCGTCGCCTGAACAAGCGGCATTACCGTTCCAACTGCCCGCTGCCGTGGCCATGGACATCGATGGCACAACGCTGGTCGCCACGCGTCAGTTGTCGCGCGTCGAGTTCGAACGCGCCATCGCCATCCGCCGCCTGCAGATCGCGAATGATCAACATGCCCTTCGTGAATGGCGCAACGCGCTGCGCCAGGCGGATAAGTTCTGGGAGGCTAACCCGGGCTGGAGCTTCGGCAATTGTCTTGATGCGATCCTGGCAAAGGGCGGCCCCGCGCTCGGTGGGGAGGCAGTGCAATGAACACGATTCCCCAAAATCCCGGCAATCCGGCTTCCGATCTTGCTCTGCTCGAAGAAAAGCGGCGCGCCGTGCGGCGCGAGGCCCTCGCATATCTCGCGGAAGCCGACCGGCTTGATGCGGTCTATGCGGCGGTGACCGGAACCATGGGGAGAGGCCCGCTGCCTTTTTCCAATCCAAATCCAGACGGAGGCCTGATCTGATGGCGATTTCTCTCGCATCCCTGCGCACCACCTCGGCGCTCTCGCCGCCACGCATCCTGATGCATGGCGTGGCCGGTGTCGGCAAATCCACCTTTGCCGCCGATGCGGACAGGCCCGTGTTTGTCATGACCGAAGATGGCTTGGGCAAGCTGCAGGTGCCGCATTTTCCATTGGCCACCAGCTATGCGGAGGTCGCGGAAGCGCTCGACGCGCTTCTGAATGAGGGTCACGACTATGGCACCGTCGTCGTGGACAGCGTCGACTGGCTGGAGCCGCTGATCTGGGCAGAAGCCTGCAAGCGCAACGGCTGGGCCTCGATCGAAACCCCGGGTTTTGGCAAAGGCTATGCCGAGGCGCTGACCGTCTGGCGTGAATATCTCGACAAGCTGAACGCGCTGCGTGACCAGAAGGGCATGGCGGTCATTCAGATTGCCCATACCGATATCAAGCGCTTCGACAGCCCCGAGCACGAACCCTACGACCGGTATGTCATCAAGTTGCAGACCCGCGCCTCGGCGCTGCTGCAGGAACATTCCGATGTGGTGCTCTTTGCCAATTACCGGATCTCGGTCGCCAAATCCGATGTTGGCTTCAACAAAAAGGTGACCCGGGCGCTCGGGTCCGGTGCGCGCGTCATGCACACCGAAGAGCGCCCCGCCTTCCTCGCCAAGAACCGTTATGGCCTGCCAGACACACTGCCCCTCAGCTGGGCCGAGTTCATGGCGGCCATAGTGAGCGGTGACCGTGGCCCCAGTGGGGCCGCGAAAGCGCCGCGAACAGCTGAATGATACACCTGAAAGGACACGACCATGGCACGTTTTGATACGTCATTTGACGCCACCAGCGTTGAACCCACCACCCCCTATGAGCTGCTGCCCGCAGGTAAATACATCGCCCAGATCGTCGAGAGCGAGATGCGCGTGACCCGCAATGGCATGGGTCAGTTCCTCTGGATGATGCTCGACATTCTTGACGGCCCATACAAGGGCCGGAAGATCTTTGATCAGCTGAACCTGGTAAACCCGAACCCGACCACGGTCGAGATCGCACAGCGTACGCTGTCGGCCATCTGCCATGCGACGGGCCGGATGCATGTCAGCGACAGCGAGGAGTTGCACCTGATCCCGATGACGATCCAGGTGAAGATCAAGCCGCCCAAGAACGGCTACGGCGAAAGCAACACCATTGCCTATCTGCCGCCCGAAGGTAGGGGCGCCCCGGTACGCGCCGCCAAGCCTGCTGCAACTCCAACAGCACCGTCGACAATGCAGGCCGATGCAGGCCCACCCAAGATGGCCTCCGCGCCCTGGAACAAAAAGAGCTGATGCACAGCGCTGCTCCGCGCCCCTGAGCGACGGGGCAGCGCCCAAACCCATCTGAGGATACTCCCATGACCGACCTGCAAAAC